GAGATGACTCTGACTTATGATGGTAAGTTAGGAATCGCAAAGACAAATCCAGACAACACCTTACACGTTGTTGGAACCTCTACAGTCACTGGAAATGCTTTCTTTGGTGGAAACGTTGAGATTCCTAATACTCTTACAGTTGGTTCTGGTGCTAACAAAGCAGTTCTAGGTGGTTCTGGCGGTGTTCTTGCGAATGTCAATCTCAACAATACATCGGGTATTACCACACTTTCTCAACTGAATGTAACTGGTGTTTCTTCAGTCGGTATTGGACTTACAACTCCAGCTGTTGGTTTGGACGCAAGAGGACAAACTGGTTTCTTTAGCAGAATTGGTATTCTTACCACAAGTCCTAATTTTGACCCAAGACTTTATGTGGGTGGAACTGTAGGTATTACTGAAAAGGTCGGTATCGGAACCACGGCTCCATTAGGACAAATTAATGATCCAGCGAATGGTACTTTGAATGCTGGTGCTCTTCAAGTCTTTGGTCAAGCAAATATCTACAATAATAATCTGATTATTCGTGGAATCGGTGCCGTTGGTATTAACTCTGATCTTCCTATTGGTCCAATTGACTTACGTTTTGCGAATCTTACAGCATCGTTAAGAGGTGTATTCTATCCCCCAGTTCTTACAACAGCACAAAGAAACGCAATTACCCCAGCATCTGTTGCCGCTGGTGCGATTATCTTTAACTCCAGCACGGGCAAACATCAAGGTTATGATGGATCTGCTTGGAATGATTTCTGGTAACTCTTGACATAAGTATCCAAATACTGCTAGAGTACCTTTGTCCAGGTTGAAGATGAGTTACTAGGACACTTTAAGAACCGTCCCCGGGTCCGCACCAGGGGCGGTTTTCTGCTATAATAGTCCTATACGCAATGAGGTCAGTGATTCAACTCCGCCCCCATCAGCAGCGTGGTCTTGATGCTATGGAAAAGCATCAACGTGGTCAACTGATTATGCCGACTGGTGCTGGCAAAACCAACGTTGCCATCTTTGATGCTCTGCGTGAGTTTCAGTCTGATGCTCCTAAAACCATCGTAGTGGTGGCACCGCGCATCATCCTGGCAGAGCAGTTGTCTAGCGAGTTCCTAGAGTTTATCACCACTGCTGCTGTTCTTCATGTTCACAGTGGTGAGACTCATCACCAAAGCACGACCAAACCTTCCGAGATTTATAACTGGTCCCGTCGTGCCTACAAGCATCAACTGATTTTCACCACTTACAACTCTCTGCAGCGTCTGCAACAGGCAGACCTTAAGGTTGATACCATTTACTTTGATGAGGCACACAACTCTGTTCAGCGTCACTTTTTCCCTGCTACGGAGCACTTCGCTTCTACTGCTGACCGCTGCTATTTCTTCACTGCTACTCCTAAACATTCTGCTACTATTTCCAAACCTGGGATGAATGACGGCACTGTTTATGGGCAGGTGATTTGCAATGTTCCTGCTCCTGAACTTGTAGAGGGTGGTTTCATTGTGCCCCCTAAAGTTGTGGTGCAGCAGTTTGAGATGCTGGGTAAGGGTCAAATCGTTGCTGATGTTGACTGTGAGAATCTGATTCAGACCATCGATGCTCAAGAGGTAGGTAAGGTTCTTATCTGCTCCAAGGCAACCAAGCAGATTCAGAGTCTGGTTTCTCAAACTGATTTCTGTAAGCAATTGGAGGATCGTGGGTTTTCTTGGATGTATATCACTTCCAAGACTGGTGCTGTGATTGATGGTCAGAAGGTCAACCGTGAGGTATTCTTTGACACTCTGAGTGCTTGGGGTAAGGATGACGACAAGAAGTTCGTTGTTCTTCACCACAGCATTCTGTCTGAAGGCATCAATGTGTCTGGTCTGGAGGCAGTGCTGTTCATGCGCTCCATGGACTACATCGGCATCTCCCAGACCATCGGGCGGGTCATTCGCCTTCACAAGGACGATGCAGCGGGTCTCCAGAGCGGCAGGATTGCCCCTGGGCGCCTTGTAGACTACACCAAGTCGTTTGGGTTGGTCTGCATCCCTGTCTACTCTGCAGTGGGCGTGAGCACCGCTAGGAAGGTGCAGGCGGTGGTGGACACCGTGTTCCAGCAGGGTTTGCCTGCTATCAGCGTTGTCAAACGCTGATTTTTCTGCTACAATACTCACACACAAGGAGGAATCCCCCAATGCGCTGCAAAGTCCAACTCTATGTCGCTGGCAAAGTCTTTGATGAAATCGTTGAGGCACGTGATTATGATGATGCCAAGCGGACTGCTCTGGCACGTAACCCAAGTGCTAAAGTTGTTGGTGTGACTGCTGTATTTGGATGAGCGAAAACTTCCAGAAACCTTTTGTTGATCGTCCAGGAATCTTAAATCCAAAACCAGCAGATCCACAAGGTTATGTCACTAAAGATGGAATGTGGGCTGCTGTTCCATTTGGTAAAAAGTTTATGGTCATTCACAATGGACAACAGGTTCACGTTGCTAACAACTACAAGTCCGCAAAAACCTACATTCAAAAGTCCGCAAAAGGTGCATCAGTTTCCAGTCTAGACAAGTTTCTTTAAATCCGTTAAATACTATAACCGTAGCATTGATTATGGAAGAAACTCCTGAAGTTAAATGGAACCGTGGTCTTGATCTGTTTATTGAAAGCGTTCATAAACCAGACCACGAGCTTCGTCAATGTGCTCACAATCAGAAATGCTATCACGAATTGATGGCAGTGCGTGAGCACGTGTTAGACTATCTAAAAAATTTAAGACGATGACTTATTACGCTTGGTTTATCGTATTCGCAGTAGTGGCATACTTCATAGTAACTGATGATAGTGTCGCTGCTGCTTTTTATTATGTAATGAAGTTGGTAAAAGCAAACTATGAGAGGCAAAAGTGGTGGTTACTGAACAATCCACGCAATCCAATTGTAAAGTATTTGATGTGGAGAAGAGCATATAAACTTGCAAAAGAACTACAACGTGAGTTAGAATCAGATGCTAAATAACCCTATATGGAGACTACATATGCTCTCTACACAATATCGCCTGCGATTGGAAGGTATTTGTAGCAAGATTGCCATGCATGAAGAGGTAAGTTTAGAAGATATGATCTGGGCAGAGAAGTTGGCAAAAGCAAATCGCTCTGCTGCTACAATGCTTCGTCAAGCAAGAAGGACATCAGAAAATCCCGATATGCAAAAAGGAGATATGGATGATTTTTTGAACCAACTTGATATTGGTGGATTGGGTCACGAACGTTTTGGTAAGCGTGGATTTGATAGTGTTGATGATATGGTTGACTGGTGGACGGAAGATAGAGATAAACCAGACGACTGGCGTCAGCGTGATTGACAAGATCTGAAAAAACCTTTATAATACCCGCATATACACTCTGATTATGGACTACAAACCCTATAGTATGGAATGGAGTCGGCGGCGGTATCTTGCCGAAGCAATCCAACAATACTTTGATACTGATGCGTCTCTGGATGTTGTCCTGGACGATATTGTTGGTGTTCTTGAAGAGAATGTAGAGCACCATAAGAGTCGTGCCGAACGCTTTCAAGAAGTTCTGGATGGTCTGAAATCTCTTCCTTATTGATATGAAACCTAACTTTCGTAAGGTATTGGAGATGGCACTGGAAGAGGGTGTTCGTTATGGATACAATCGTGCCCATAAACACGTAGAGAACCCACACGAAGATGCTGTGGTTGATTGTGTGGTGGATGGTGCGATGAACTCTCTCTATGAATGGTTTGATTTTGAGGAAAACAATGAGCCTGATTAAATTTAAACACCGCTATGATTTTGGACACGAAGTTTATGTCCAAGTTGTTAATATTAAACGATGGAGTTTGTTTCAGTTTTCTGTAAGTTGGAATGACTTCCCTTCTTCACCTTATCTTCAGATTACAATGGGAAGCAATGGTCTTTTAGGTATTCTGTTCTGGGCATATAAGTTTGGATTTGATATTGATGTTCTTTCTAGGACTTGGAACTGGGACTATATGAAAGAAGTGGATGAAAAGGAAACTGAATATCTTGGAATGGATGAGTGCTGATGTTTAGTAAAGCACTTAAAGGAACTGATAAAAAGAAAACCACCTTGAACTGGTGGGAGTATTGGATTGGTCATTGTTGGATGACTGGATGGCAGAGTATGCGAATCACATTTCGCATCTGGGCTGACCTGATGACTTCCAACTATGATAACTATGCTCTCCCCAGAACAGTAGAAGATCCAGAAGAAGAATGTAGAGATTGGTTCTGGTCTTCTCTTGGTGAAGATGAATGTTATCCCAAAGAGTTTCTGGAATATCTTTTACAAATGGTAGAAGACGTTGAGCTTGGTAAAGTAGAAACATATTCTATGGATGAAGTGTTGGAAAGAGTAAAAGAATGGTCAGATGAAGTATTGGACGGTGTGGATTTAGATGAGGAGTTGCCTGACGAGGACACTTCCGAAACTGGCACAGAGGACGTTGAAGACGCCTCCTGATGCTTTATAATATTCATATCTGAAACGCCCCTATGACCCTCAAAGAGAAGAAGGCACTACTCAAACGCCTTGAGCAGACAGGCACAACCTGTATGGATTGTGGGCAAAAGTATGGTGTCTATTCAGTCGGTTGTTCATCTGTCTGGAATGGTAAGTGTGGTGTATGTGGTGAAGAAAAACGGGTGACTGAATCCCGTGACTTTGCTTACTTTATTACTGGTATTCGCAAACTGAAACTGGAGATTCAAAATGAGAAGAGTAACAGTCAGACCCAAAAGCAAGAAGGCTAAGAACCGCCTTGCGAATATGATGGACAACAACCCTATCTGTATTGTGGAGCAGGATAAGGGTGATGGTATGCTGTTTCTCGCATCAGAGAACCAGAAATACTTCTTCTGGGTGAATATCAACGACTTCTGGGAATGTGATTGGGAGGTGCTATGATGAACTATCTTTGTATTGTTGATGGACTTATAGAATACGCCAGCACTTCTGAAAGTAGCTT